GGTATGATGAATTTCCTCTAATAGCGTGTACTGAAGTGCAAAGATGGGGATTCAAGGGATTTAATTATCACTGGAGTACAATGAGAAATTATACTTGGGAAGAGGTTTTGGGACAAATGCATCTCGTGCTATCTAGTGAAATTTCAGATGCCAGATCTATACCTTATGCTAAATTTAGAATGTCACTATAAATAAAAAAAAATTAAATATATTGACCTTATGCTTTCCACTCAATACCGTTTGAGGTTAGCAGCAATCTGTAAGGATATCGCTGCAGGAACCGATGTTAGTCTAGATGACATGATCTGGGCAGAAAAACTGTCAAAAGCAAATACGAGTGCAAGAGGGATGCTGCAAACAGCAAGGAAAATGGCAACGAATCCAGACGAGTCTTTTCTGAATAACTTGAATATAGGAGACCCCGATTCAAGTAACCACCGCAGGGGTTTCGGAAGTCCAGAAGAAGTGGTGGACTGGTTTCATCAAGAAAGGTCAGATGACTGGAGGCAAAGAGATTGAGTGTACCTCTATAAATAAGTAAAAATAGTATATGTCATGCCTTTAGGCTTCATAAAAAAAGCAGCAAAGTTTGGAGCTGGAGCACTTGTTAAGGGTTTATCATCTCGAACAGGGAGTTCTAGTCAAGCAAATAACTCCATACTTAGGTATCCATATGATATTATGGATGCTGATACTGACTATTTTTTAATAGAAGCACTCGCATATAAATCAGGTGGAACTCCTAGTTTTGCTGGTGGAGCAGGAACATTTAATAAACTTAAAGCAGCACAATCAGAAAGAAATTTTATTCTTCCAGTTCCTAATGGAATAGGTTCAAAGAATAATGTAAGTTGGCAAGGTGGAAATATGAATGCATTGACAGGAGTTGCTGCTGGTGGTGTTGATAAGTTTCTTACTGAAGCAACTAAAGATCCACAGAAAAATTTATTTCAAAGTTTTTCTGCTGGTGCTGGTGCTCTGGCTAATTCTATAGAAGGTGATTTTAGAGCAGTAGGTTCCGATACATCTCGCATAAAAAACTTTGTAAAAGCGAAGTCAGCAGCTGCAGTAGTAAATGCAGCAGCAGGTAGTAATATCAATGCCGATCAAATAATGGCAAGGAATTCTGGGCAGATCATAAATCAAAACTTAGAACTGCTCTTTAATAGTGTATCATTAAGACCTTTTGGATTTAGATGGGATATAGCTCCTAGAGATACTAAAGAATCTAAAGTAGTCAAAGAAATGTTTATGCAATTAAAAATGCGTTCTGCACCCAAAAGAGTTAAAGGTGACATGGCATTTTTGGAAAGTCCAGATGTGTTTAGAATTTCTTATAGAAAAGGTGGTAGTGCTCATCCTTTCTTAAATAAATTTAAGATATGTGCTTTAACTTCTGTAGGAGTTAATTATACTGGATCTGGTCAGTACTCGACATATGAAGATGGCACACCTGTTCATATGAATTTGGATTTAGCATTTACTGAGTTAGAACCAATATACAGAGAAGATTATGAAGAGTCTTACATCGATTTCTAATGTCAATAGCTTACTTTAACCTATTACCAAACTTCAAATACCTCAGTCCACTCAAAGAAGGTGGAAAGAGGGATCAATATATTGAAGTTAAAAATATATTTAAGAGAATAAGACTGAAAAGTGATGTATTTCAGTTTGCTTTGAATTTTAATGACTATATGATAGAAGATGGAGAAAGACCAGATAGCATAGCAGAAGGATTATATGCAAGTGCAAAGTATGACTGGGTAGTTCTATTATCTGCTAATATTGTTAATGTAGAAAATGAATGGCCAATATCAGAGGGTCTTTTATGGGATATTGCTAATGAAAAGTACGGAGAAAACCTAAATGCAGTTCATCACTATGAAACTAAAGAAGTTAAAGACAGTGAAGATAGATTAATATTACCTGGTAAATTAGTAGTCGATTCAGATTTTACTATTCAAGATCCAGACAATTATAATTTAACACTTAACCCAACTGTTGCTGTAAGTAACTGGTTAGTAGAGACAAGAAAAAACGATAAAAAAAGAGCGATCAAGGTAATCAAAAGAGAATACCTATCAACACTCGTTAATGATACTAAGAATTTAATGCAATATCAGAGTTCTTCACAATATACAAGAAGTACTGGTAAAGTTGCTTCTAACAATCTTGCTTAAATTAAAGCATCTAAGTCAGAAACTGTAGTTGCTGATGTAATACTTGAATATGGAACTGCAGGGTTGGATTTAAGAGATGCAGATTCTCCCTTCATGTCTGCTATTGTCTGTATATCTGAATTTTCTTTTGCTATAGAAATATATTTTGCTTCCAATTCTTCTTGGCATAAAGTCTTAGCAGATGTCATATCCACTTCGACTGCCTTTGAACTGTGGTTATATTTCCATGCATTTCTCCAATACTTTGAAGGTAAGGAACTATTATCCACCAATGAATATTCACTCGCACTAATATCTTTTGCGATAATGTCTTCGTCAGACAAAACACATTGTTCCGATGGAATAACTACACGACAGAAACCATCAGATCCATTGTAGACAATGACCTTATCTCTTGCCATGATTAGTCAGTTAGAGTAGATGGTACTATACTTGTTGCGTCTGGAAATAGTTGAAGTACTCTGGCTCTTGCCTTTGTATCATCTTCCGCATACATTTCTACTTTTTTGGTGTCAGAACCCAAATTAAAGGTTACTGCATACCTATTTGCTGAATAAGACATTAAATTAATCGTTAAAACAAAAAAGGAGAGGATCTACCTCTCCTTTATTTATATGTTACTCTTCAGCTAAACGCTGGAAGTATGAAAGTGCTTCATCGCCTTCATCAGAAGAACCAATGTTAGTGGCTACCTCTTCTTCGGGTCTTGGTGGCAATTCCTCAGATGCAACTTCTTCGTCAAATGCTTGACTTACAGTTGATTTCTTATTACCAAGGACATAATCAAACCTCTTTTTCAGTTCATCATAAGTTTTGAACTGAGAGGCATCGGTAATCTCAGCGAGTGAGTATTCCGTCTTCCAAAGATCTTCCAATGCTTTATCATCATCGAGAAGAGCAGAAGGAGCAGCGAATTCAGAACTATCATAGTTCCAGTATCCTGCGACTTTCTTAATCTTAACTTTGAAGTTAGCACCTTGCCAGAAGTCAAAAGGATTGATTGGTGACTCATCCTCAAACTCAGGTTGCATTGCACCCATGATCTTGTCAAAGATTTTCTTACCAAACTTATAAAGGAAAACTTTTCCTTCATTATCTGGGTTGGAAGGATCCTTCACAACATAGATGTTAGTAAAATATGATAACTTACGCTTTTGGGTACGAGCAATTTGCTTGTTAGCGTCAGTGCCAGAATTCCACAATTCAGTGTTATATTCTGAAACAGGATCTTTACCACCAACAGTGGTTAAAGAATTTTCAATGTACCATCCACCTGGACCTTGAAATGCATGTGAATACAGTTTTGCCCAAGGAAGATCTTCCTTATCTGGTGCAGGAAGAAAACGAATAACTGCGTAACCGTTACCTGCTTTGTCAACCTCTGGTTTCCAAAGACGCTCATCGGCACCGTTACCTGTTTTATTGGTCTTCTCGACTTCTTTAACAAGTTTTGCTGTTAGAGAACCGAGGGATGATTGCTTTTTAAGTGATGCAAAAGACATAGATTTGGCTTTTTGTTAGATTTGGCTTGTGTACTGGTCTATTATAGGGCGACAGTGCTCCCATGTCAACCAAAATTCTTGCGAAGGTTTGAAAGAGTCTCTTGCATGTTTTTAAACAAGAGATCTGGATTAACATCTTTAGGAAAACCTACTAATTGTGCAGACTGATGAATTTGTTCCATCATATCTTTAGCACGAGGATCATCCGATAGTTTTAATCTCATGTAAAAATTTCTTTGCTTATCTAAAAGTGTCTCCAACTGATCAACATGTTCCATCTTCTCTTTATGAGACAATTTCTCAAATGCGAAGATCTTTGCATAGATCTCTTCTTGCATTCTATTGATCTCATTTATAGATTCTTGAACTTGCTCTGACGCAAAGAAATCAGACATAATACTAGTATTTATAAGGGTAGTTTAGCACGAGTGGTCTTTTTCATGAAGTTCAGATTAATAGCGTCTGCCTTTAATTTCTCCTTTAATGGTTTAGAAATTAATTTAGTAACAGAGTCAACTTCAATGCTATTTTTGTCACAGAATAGAACTATAGCATCGATATAATTTACTTTTTCTTCCAATACTAGTTTCTCTACTTCAAGAGAAAACTTAGCAGCATTCATGAATTTTTTATCTAATGCTTTGGTTAGTTCATTTTCCATTTAATTGTAGTTGAAAGTCTAAAAAGTTTCTAATGTAATGTACGAGTAGTTTCATATATTTCTTCTTGTTACGCTCTTCATATACTTTACAAGTTCCATCTTCACATGTCATTATTATAACAAGTTTTTTAGCAATTTTGCCAGTCTGTTCATAGTACATAGCAGCATATGCCATTGCTTGAACAAAATAACCCTCAATCCATTTTCTTGGTTTAGGTGCTTTAGAAGTCTTAAAGTCAATAACTGCTAATTCACCATCATGCTCTGCTATACAATCAACTGTACCTGCAACACCCAAATTCTTACTAAAGAGAGAACCTTCTAATGCATGAATATTGTCAATTTTATTCAGTTCTGGTTTTGCTATCTTGAAAAGAAAATCTGATATTGGTTGAACTTCTGGTAGAGTTTCCTCATTGAGGAGATAATGCTCTATCACAGTGTGAGTGTCAGTACCACGAGATGTTGCTTTCGCAGTAATCTCATTAGCTTTTTCTTCACCAATCTTTTTTCTCCAAGAAGCAAACTTTGCTCTATTATAGAACGAAGTTACTGAGGTTATAGAAACTAATTTTAATAGTTCGTCATTATCAGGAACTTGATAATATCGAACGCCATCAACAGTTTCCCTCTCTAATGGAGGAAGTATCACAGGTACATGATTAAACATTACATTCCAAGTGCTAATTTAGTCTTCAAGTATTCCTTACAAAGTCCAGAACGAACAATGTCATCAACAGTGAATTCAATCATAGAGAAAGACTCCATTTGTTCAAGAATTTTCATGAAATCAAGGATTCCATTCTTTTCATTCTGTTTTATAAGGTCAGTTTGTGCAGCGTCACCACAGAAATGAATTCTACAGTTTTCACCCACTCTTGTTATTATACTATCTAATTCGTGAAAATTCAAGTTTTGGCATTCATCTATGATGATAATCGCATCATCAAAGGTAGTTCCTCTAAGAAATGAGGTAGACCAGAAAGAAATAGTTTCTTGCTGTTTAAGATTGCCATATAACATTTCAAAATCTTGATCTGTAGGCATCTTAAACATATACTTTACCATATTCTTATAAGGAATCTGATAAAGGAATGATTTGTCTTCATGGTCACCTGGTAGGAAACCAATCTCTCTTGTAGATACAAGACTACGGACAATATACACCTTAGTATATGGTGTCATGTCGCTTAATACATCCTTAAGAGCATTATATAAAACGATAAAAGTTTTACCAGTTCCTGCTGCACCATAAGTAAAGATATTTTTACCTCTAGCATAATCATTAAAGAGTATTTCCTGATTAGGTGTTAGGGGTTCAATATTGACAAGAAGGTCGTGATTAATAGGTTTTTTCCTTCTCATTTGTTTGGCAGTCAAACCAGCACCAACTTTATTATCACGATGTTGACTATTAGTATTCCTTCTTTTTTTAGTTGTCATATTAGTCGAGTGTTAGTTTTTGACGATTTTGACCTGTTTTTTGTGCTCTCCCTAGGATCTCATTCCAACCAGGTTTATTCTTTCTTAGTTTGTCTTTCCACTCACCGACTTCTCCTACACCAGGCATTGTTGATGGGTCAGAATAATCTCTCAACCAATCTGGATTATCTTCTGTCCATTTAGTCCAGTCATGAACACTCATCACAACTTCTTTCTGTTCGCCAGTCTCTTTGTTAATTACAGGATAGGTAGCCATAAAAGTTTACATAGGATAGTTATTTAGAGTATGACAAGATTGTCATCATCCACATGAACTAGATTCTTATATGTCACTAGATCAAATGCAATACTGATTCTAGGAACATCTGATTCATGAACAGATGTATAGTGTGTCAAATAGTTGGGAAACAATGTAATTTCACCAGGTTTATTCTCTACAACATAATCTTCTTGAGTATATGGATGCATATACGAAGTTGAAGTATTCTCAGCAGTTACACAGAAGTGTCCACCAAGATAAGAGTGTGGATGTGTGGAATGTGTATGCTTTTTGATCTGTTGACCTTTACGCATTACATTTGCCCAACATCGAACTTTTAGAGGTGGTGGTTCAGAACCAATTACCTGAGCAAAATATTCATCATGAAAAATACGAATTTCTTGATGTAATTGTGCTATAACAACTTCCTGCCATTTTAGCACATTATAGTGTTTAAATCTAGCAGTTAGACTATCTACACCCAATCCTGTATTGCCATCATCATCTCCAGAGTACTTATCTATTATTTCTTTCTCTTTTTGTAATACTATTTTAGCAATATCTTCTGTATTAATAACAATTGGTTTAATAGCAATACTATAATCCCAAACTGGTGCAAAAACAGTTTCTGGAGATTCACTAACAAAACGAATTCCTCTTGTCATGACCAACTTAATGCTTCAGCAACAATAGGGAATTGTTGAGAAAATATATCTTTAATTTCATTTGCAATGTCCATATGTTCCTTTTGTGTACCATGTCCACTCCTAAGGTCGATGTAATGCACCCAAGAGCGACAGGAACCTGTCATATAGAGTTTAGTAGGGGTTGCTAAGGGTAATACAAAACGAGCACACTCCTTGGCGACTCCTTGACGAATTAGTTCATTGTATAAATCCTTTGCTGCAGCAAAATGCAGTGCTATTTCTTTTTTAAGAAACTTAACTTGCTCATCGTCAATATCATCAATACTATTCTGTCTATTTTTATTATCTTGTCTACGAAGTTCTGGTAAGGGTATATTACCTAAGTGAGTCGTATTAGCGTATCTTTGACTAAATTCTTGAAAGGTAAATGATCTATGACGCAAGATCTGAGCAGCAAGACCTCTGGTAGTTTCAATCTCTACCGTCATAAATGCTTGCTCAAAGACCGACCAATGACCGTGCTTTATGCAATATTTTAGCAATCCAGCGACTTCTGGATTTTCCTGATTTTTTGGATTGCTTACTCTCGCTATGTACCCCATTAATTTCTCGGCATCTGGGGTCGTCTGGATTAATTTTACATTCATACTCTAGTTGCTTTCTCATCATTTTAGCATACTTTACATCTTCTGGTGTATACCAGTCAAGATGGTGTTTTGCTCTTTTAATCAGTTTCTTTGCTGCCTTCTTGTCTTTCATGCTGTCCGTAATACGCTTTAAAATACGACACTAATCCGCTAGTGGTTTTTTGCTTGGACGACCAATCATCAGCACACTCATAAATCGCACGATTTGTATGAGTGTTGCCAAAATACTTAAGGAGCAACTTTAGAGTTTGATCTCTAATCTGGGTATCCATCATCTTCATCGTAGAGTTCATAATCTTGTGATTTAGGTTTTACTACAGTAGAAAATGCATCTTCTGCCTGTGATGAACCATACATGTCAAATCTATCAGCGTCTATTTCAGAAGCTTTAGCATACGCTTCTTTATCTGAATAAACTTCAGCTTCTAGTTCTGATAGAACTTGTTTTAGCATTAATACCATGCCTTTTAAAACTTGGCGATCCATAGCTTTTAGTATAATTTATATAAAAAAGAGGGTGTAAGTAACCCTCTTTTAGATCAATTAGAAATTGATACTATGCAGTAACAACTTCCTTCTCAAACTTGATACCTCTATAAGATTCTTGAACCTTGTTAGAGTTAGTTTGCTTTTTGTCGTTGGTATCGTACTTGATACCTCTGTATGTGACTTGTGCCATTTGGTTGCTCCTGATAGGATGAGGTTTATTAGACCGTTCCT